GCGAGACATGCCGGAGATGGGCGGTCCGTCGTTTATCAATCCGGGAGGGCGCTGGTTCTGCATCGAACCATTTTCCATCGCGCGATCGTTTCGGAATCGCCCCTGTCCTACTCCGCCGTACCTGCTCATGGCGACACCATCCGATACTGGAGCTTCGTCGCAGCCGTGTTCGACTTCGCGAAGACGTTCGCCTCCTTCAGCCTGCCGATGGAATACTCTCCCGCGAGCAGCTTGAGGAAAGGCTGGAACGTCCCGGACGCGGAATCGTCGCTGGTCGTTCCGATCTCGACGAAGTTCGTGGCGTCAATGTTTCGGAAGAAGTAGAACCCGCCGTCGGTCGTGTCGCCTTTCGTGATCTGCTCGACGGCTGTGCCGACTTCTTGAATCCCGCCGGATCCGGCCACCGATGCGACGTCAATCGAGACCGCACCCGGAGACAGCGACTCCGAGAGGTTGGTCGTGGTGATGCTGAACGAGGCGTTCATCGTGAGTTCGTCGGCCATGTGTTTTCCTCTAGAAGCCTTGAGACGGTGAGAGCAGGGAGAAGGTGCGGAATCTTGGGAACGGTTGGACGTAGTATACGAACGCCGCCTTGTAGTTCGCGTTCAGGTACGGCTCGCCGTCCTGATCGAGGTCGACTTTCTGCTGGAGATGGAAGGCTCGATCGACGCTGAAAGAGTGCTGGACCGAGACGAAAGACTCCGAGACCCGACGGATCGACGCCCCCCGATACAATACTCGACCGGCACTGTTCCCCAAGAATGTCCCGAAGTTCCTCGCGAACCGGAAGTCTTCAATGATCGGGGAAAGACTCTCCGCATCTGAGAATGTCATGGTTTCCGAAACTGTGATTTCGCCGAAGTCTCGCTGGATGGATGTCGGAGATCCGGCCGCGTCGATCGGTATCCCGCCGACTTCGAAGTTCAGCCCGGTGACAATCCCGTCACTCGGGAAGGCGGTAATGCCACCACGAAAAGCCGGGACGAACTCGGAGCGAATCTCGGAGGCGATCTCGATGTGTCCTTTTTCGCCGGACAGCTTCCCGTTCAAGTCGCCGATCAGCCCCCCGTCGACTTGAGGCGTCTCCCCGTTCTGCTGGTATGTGAACTCGATCCTCCAGAGATCCGTCTGATCTGAGACCAGCGCGACGTTGTAATCCACAAGCCGTAGACCGGCAAGCCCTGGGAACTTGTCGTTCGGCTTCGGCATGATCTCCGAGCCGATCGTCGACCCGTTGAGGATGTCGCCGACTACGGTCTTGACACTGGATACGCCAGAGTAGTGGAACACTCGCGTCCCGGTCGATTGACCGCTCGAGGACGAGATGGATCGCGATTCGATGGATTCGATGAGTTCAGCCAAAGCCGACCGCCGCCCTTCCGGTGTTCGCTGCGATCCTCTCGAGGAGGGCCTGCGACTTCTTCTGGATCTGGTTCAGAATCTTGGACTCGTTCACCTGTGCATTCGCTCCGGTGACGAACGTACCTCCAGCCGTGCTGAACGAAACGGTCGCGGCTGCGGCCTGTTTCTGCGCGTCTTGCCTTGCGATCGCGACCTCTTCCTCGAGTTCCTTCTGTGCCTGGGCAATCTTCGCGGCTTCTTCGGCTCGTTTCTTCTCTTCGTCTGCCGCCTTCTTCGCTGCTTCGTCAGCAGATTCGGCCGCCGACTTCTGATCCTCGAGGGCCTGAATCTGTCGTAGCTTCTCCTCGGCGATCCTCTTCTCTTTTTCGAGCTGCTTCTCGAGGAGCTTGTTTCCGGCCTCCCGTGCTTTGCGTATTTCTTCCTCGAACTTCTTCCGGAGGTCTTCGAGTTCGAGCTGCTTTTCGAGCTCGCGTTCGGCGACGGGATCGCCTTCCGCTTGTGTCTTGCGCATCCTTCTATCGAGTGATTCGTTCACGTCTTCGACGACTTTGGCGGCGCGCTTGTTCTGCTCCTCTAGCTCCTTCGCTTTCTTGAGTGCTTCGGTCATAAAGTCGGCAGCCGCTTGGGATGCCTTCTTCAGTGCCTCGGCTATTTTCTCCTGGGTGGCGAGAACCTTTTCGGCTGTCTCCGCTCTCTTCTCTTCGAGTTTGTTCTGCTCCCGTTGGAGTTCGGTCTGCTCTCGCTGGGCTTTTGCTATGTCGAGGGAAATCTCAAGATTCTGTTTCTGAATTCGAAGCTCTTCGTCTGCCGCTTTTATCGCCTCGTAGCGAACGTCCCGCACTTCGCGGAGGAGTCGTTCTTCGTCATCTATCGAGAGATTCCGGCTCATTATGAGCTCGCTCTCTGCGACCCGTTGATCGTGGATCTGCTCGAGCCTCTTCTTGTGAGCCATTTCGAGGAGACGAATTCGATCCGATATGAGCTGTTCCTGTATCCGAGCGTCGTCCGCTCCGAGTAGTTTCAACTGCTCCGCGTTCGCTTGGACCTTTGACGCTAGAACCGAGGCCGCTGCCTCGGCACGCTTCGAGGCGAGCTCGAGTTCCAGCATCTTGACCGCTGCTTCGGACGCAGACGAAGCCAACGAAATTAGAGCGTCACCGAACTCGAGGAACGACGTGATGAGAGGTCCGACTACGGGAATCGACTGCAAGGCTTGACGCGCTGCGTCAGCGTCGCCGCTCAATCCACGGAGAGCAGCGGTGCCGATCTTGAACGCACCCTCCGCGAGAAACAGACCAGCGCCGACCTTTCCGATCGTCTTCAGGAGGTTTTCGAAAGCGGGGTCCGCCTTGTTCTCCACTGCGTCCGCTATCTGGTCGGCGGCCTTCTGCGTCGAGTTCGCGGCCTTGTTCAGAGCCTGCTCGAGCTCCGCGATCTTGGCGGAGATTTCGACTTCGAACTGGAAGTCAGCCATGGAGTCGCCTCATCTCTCGCTCGACGTGGGCGCGGTGATCGACCGGACCACCGCCACCCGCGCCGCCCATCGCCTTCGCTTCCCTCTCGAGCATGCGGATCACCTCGCCGAGGTAGGCGTCGAACTCGTCGATCGGAAGGTGCATCGGGTTTCCTACTCCTGGGAGATACTTCGCGATGATCGCCGACTCGGCGTACCACTCTCGAGGGCGGTCTACGCCTTTCCCTCGGCCCTTCCTTCCCCGTCACCCTTGAGGGCGTCGAGATCCTGCCCCAGCAGCCAGAGCCCGCACCGCGTGAGCTCCTCCGGCTCGACCTTCTCCACCCACCCCGGACGCTCTCCGGCGGCGACCTCGATCATCCGTATCGCCCATCGCACCTCGAACGGGAGCCGCATCAGAGCCATGACGCTCTGGGAGCCCTCTCGAAGCCTCTGGAGCTCCTCGAGGCGATCGGAGGCGTCGACGCCTGCCGCTTCTAGGTCTTCGACCAGAGCGGCTCTGCGGGCCTCGTGGGCCTCCTCCAAGAGTGCGATGATCTGGGACGGGGTGAGACGGGCGACCTGGATGGCCTCGCCGTCGATGGTGCGGGTGTAGGGCTTCACGTCTTCTTCTTCCTTTCTTGAGGAGGTTCTGGAGATATCACGAGCGACTCGTCCCCGGCGCGGGTCGTCTGGATGTTGGAGACGACCGAATCGTCTAGGAGCCCGATGGACTTCTTGGCCGCTTCGATCGCTCGCTCCTCCGAGATACGACCGGGAGTGACCCGGATCACCTTCGTCGATCCATCTTCGAAGGTGATCCGGACGCGCCAGTCCTTCCGATCCGGTCGGACGAACCCACCGTTCGCGAGCTTTCGGAGTTGGTTCGCCATCAGGACTCTGACCACGCGACGGTCGGACCGTTCGAGTCGTCCATCTCGAAGTTGAACGAGACCGTGGAATCGCCATCCTGCGTCACCGAGAACGCCGTGGAATTGATGATAGCGTTTAGGGTAAACGTGCAACCGGTCGCCACGGTGAGGACGATCTGAGCCGAATCCGAATCGGTCGTGATTCCGGTCGGATCGTGGGAGCTGTCTCCGTACTTCGTGATTCCGCCCGCGCTGCCGGTCATGTCGAGAACGGCGGAGGCCCGACGACGCGCGCCGGTGTCACCGAATCCGGTCACGACGGAAGTCGCTCGGGTGAGGGTCGCGCTCCAGGTGTTGATCTGTGCCTCGAAGTCGGCGGGAAAGGTCACCGACCCGTCGGATCCATGTGCAAGGGTTGAAGCCATCGAATTTCCTTTCGGTCTAGCTCATCACGGCGGAAACGATTTCGAAAGAAGAGTCCACTCGGAAGACCTCGCCGTCGGTCTCCGGAGTGCCACGGGATAGAGTACGAACGACCCCCCGGTCGTGATTGTCGACCGTGAGATCCTGCTGGTCGAGAAGGTCCGCGACTTGCTTCTCGATGTCGACCAGTGCGTCGGGTCCAAGCTCGACCTTTCCGAAGATCGTGACCGTAAACGTCGCGCTCTGTCTCGACTTGCCGCCGAAGAAGTGATCGACGTCCGGCGGGTCCATGGTGTAGATGACCAACGGAAACGAAGAGCGAGCAGGAGCCTCGAGGGCGAAGATCCGATCCGACACTGAGGTCCGGAGCGGGTTCGTCCCGCCGCCAGTGTCGGCGACCAGCCTTGCGTATACGGCCTTCATGAGATCGACGCTCATCAGATCCTCCTCATCCTCGCGGAGTCGACGAGCTTCTTCTGCGTCCTCTTAGCTACCGACGCGATTTCTTTTCCGATACGGGCGAGCACCTGCCGGTTCTTCAGCGTGGGCCGGACATACGGTCGATTCATATTCTGCTCGAGGAACCGAGCGTAGTCGACGTCGCTACCGACCTGGAGAGTGATCTTCGAGCCACGTCGCTGCCCCTTCTTCGCGGACGTCCTCCAGGATCGAGCGAGCGTGCCGGTGACCTTCGCGGGCGGTTGTCCGGGTCGGGAGGGTGTGAGCCCGGTCCGATTGTCCTTCCGGTTTAGCAGGTTCTTGATACCCGGCTGCTTCGCACTGCCGAGGATCACGATCCCGATCCGGCCCACGATCTCGCGGTTCGCCTCGTTCATCGCCTTTCGTATGTCTCGGGCGCTGAAATTCGTACGAACTTTAGCCTTGGCTTTCTTGCTCATCCGAGCACCTCCTCGGCCTCGATGATGATATGGAAGAGCCCGTCCTTCTCCTGCTTCTCTCCTGGAGTTGTCACCGATCGGATCTCCCACTCCGCGCCGTCGTAGACGAGTCGGTCCTCGATATCAAGCTGAGGACTCGAGTCGAAATAAAATCGAGCGGTGCGGATCCTGGTCTCTCTGCCTCCGGTCGTCGTATCCGATCCCCCGGTGATCTGAACGAACGAGCGGATCGAGGATAGGTCGCTGATAAAGGACTCGACTCGACCGCCGATAGCGTCGACCGATCCGGACGCCTTCGTCTTCTTGCCGATGGTCACGCCGTGTTTCTGGATGATGCTTCGAACGCTCATCGCACCTCCCGGTATCCGTTGAGCCTGTTCGCGTATCTCTCTGCGACGTCGGCGTACGATGCTCGGGTAGACGT